TATTTATTCCAAGCATCTATAAAGAGCTGCTTATTAAGTTCGTGCAAAACCTCGCTCTGATGCTCTTTTAACCAATCTCTGGCGCCATCCATTTGTTTTTGATAAATTCCATCCCAAGTTTTTTGTTGAATACAAGTTAAACCATTAATAATCTCTAACTTTTCAATATCAAAGTTATCTTTATAGAATTTATCACAGGGTTCATCAAACACAAAATATTTTCCAACTTTTGTATTTGCTTTAAGATATTTATTAAACTCAAACACTCTGCGCTCAAAGTCAAGCGACTCTGGAACCAATCTACGCTGAATAAGTCCATTGAAGTTTTGTAAGGTTAATTTACTTTTAGGTTCACAAGCTTTCGATAAATAATATGCCATTACTACAAATCTTGGGTGAATATTTAACTCTTTACCCCATTCTATCTCAAGCTTATCAAAAGCGCCCGCCTTAATAAGAGAAATCATCTGCGTTTTATTAAGCGGACAGCGCTCCATGAAGTCTGCGATATTCGCGTACGGTCTGCCGCTTATTATCTGCTCAATAACTTCACTATTGATTCCACTTAACGCTTTCATACCAAAAAGGATTTGATTATTTTCTACATCGGGTTTAAAACTAAATTGAGATTTATTTATGTCTACCAAAGACACATCGATACCAGCGGATAAAATATCACCAAGCGCTTTTGCCAGCTTAGTATAATCTGTCTGCTTGTCTTTTGCCTCTTCGTCATCATCCTCGTTATCATATCCTTCAAGCGAACCACTATTGACAATTAAGTTTGCAGTATTCCAATAGATAGGATTCCATCTTGTGGCGGCGTATGCCGTCTGGAAACCAATGAAGCTGTAAGCGAGCGCATGGATAATACTAAAACTATCACGTAAATCCAGTATTCCTACTGGCGTAGACTATCTCTTACTTATCTTTGAGAGTAAGATAAGTACACCCATTTCCCGCCTCGTACCAATAGAGGAGGTACTTCCGATCTCACTCGGAATAGTCGTTACAGGGTTTTAAAGGATAACTTAATTTTTCATCATAAAAACATTCTCCAACCTTAATGCGGCGAACAGTTTCTTCGGAAGCTTTTACCATTTCTGCAATTTCTCTATTGGAAAAAGAAGTAGTTAACAAAAGCTCTTTAATTTTATTCGCGCGCTGTTCATTTGCAGATATTTTTCGGATTGGATAAGAAGGATATAATCCTTTTCTTAATGTTCCAGCATTAATTTTTTTAACAGTGGAATATCCTAATCCTAGCATTCTTGCAATTTCTGCTAAGCTATAAGTTGAATTTAATAGAAGTTCAATTAATTCATCATAGTCTTTATCCTCTTTATAGTATTTACAAAGTGGATATTCTTCATTTTCATCAAAATAATAAATACCATGATTTAGAGAAGAAATGAAAGAGGCGCTTGCGCCATACTTAATAGTAATATCTAAAAATGGTGTTTTATCTTTGATGAGTTGCTTCATGTCTTGGATTTCTTCTTTTGTCCAGGTTCTAGCATGCTCTCGAGAATCTCCTCCCCAAGAAACATTATATCCTTTGCCAGTACTGCAATGAGATTCTAATTTTTTAACCCAATATTTTTCTCTTTCATTTACTTCTTGGATATCTTCTGTGTAGAGCTTCTCAAGTAAAGATATTTCAAAAGCGGCTTCTCCATATTGTCTTATCTTTTGATGAATTAAATTATTATAAGATGAAGCCTTCTCATTGAAAGCGCATGAGCGATGTTCTCTTACTCTTCTATTAAAATTGTTTGTTTGACCAACATATTTATGTTGATTAATTTTGTTTGTGTAGCAGTAAATATAATACATACCATTTCTCTCCTTTTTAATATTATATTACTGTTATCATTATCCTTTAATTTCCCACGGGATTGTCTGATAACAGTTAGGATATTTTTTGTATCCTCACTGTTATATAAGATTTCCCCGTTAGCATTTATCTAAATTTGACCTTAATTTTAAAAATTTTTTAGATAAATACCCCACTGGTTAGTGGAAAAGGTGTATAGGGGCAAGTTTTCGTTTACCCCATCTGAGGTCCAATTCCATGTTTCCAAACGTAATGGCCCATGCACGGAGAGCTAGCCTGATCAAGAACCTGCTGTTGCAAAGCGGGGATTTTAGACATCTGCTTTTTACCGACGATTTTTCTGGCGGCGTTGGCGTCCGCAAGGCTAAACCCGCAAATCTTAGGATCCATCAACATCTGCATCATCTGCTCCTGAGAAGGCGGAACACCGTGAGACTTTAAGAAGTAGGGTTTCAATACCTCTTGCTCCTCTTTTGTGAGTCCATATTCATCCATTTCTTTATACCAAAGGTTGATATTATTCTTGAAACGAACATATTTTTCCATTGGCGTTTCCTGACCTTTTTCATTTGTCATAAGTCGCATCAAACCATTGGCATCTGCTAACTCAAGAATACTTGATGGACGAATCTTCTTAGCGGCTTGGGCGCCCACATCCGAGTCAAATTGGAACAATCCTAAAACCTCAACATTTTGGATTGGCTTCCAATATTTTTCTTCTTCAATAGGAAGCGATTGTGGGTGAAAATATTTATCATAAACTTGACGCAAAGTCATATTGGTTTCTATTTCTCCGTTTTCTTGTAGCATATTTATAGTTTCTACAAGTTTATCCGACACTTCCGTAACTAAGAAATCGTATTTCACCATTCCAAGCGCCTCACAAGTGTGAAGATCAAACTGCGTTATAACTTCTCCTTTTGGAGTTCTCATGAAGGCGCCAAACTCATATGGATCTTCATCAAATAAGATTACTCCAGATGCATGTGATGAGCGCTTATTCTTAAGACCTTCAATCGAGGTCATAATCTCTAAGAGTCCAGGATAATGATTTACTTCTCTAACGAATGATGCCACTGGTTTACGATCCTTATCTGGATTACCATTAACGACATCATTAATGCTCCATAAAAACCCACGCTCTTGCGGAACAAGAGAAGTAAGATATTGCGCCATATCGACATCAATACCGTCGGGATATTCTTCACTACGATAGCCGCGGCAAGCGGTCAATATTGCACTCTTTGTAGTTTCCGTTCCAAAAGTTGCAATAAGTGTGCAACCTAAATTGGCGCGAGACAGTTCATCAATATCTGCATTAAACTTGGCGCCACGCTCTTCCTTAATCTTCTTAAGGATATAAGGTCTTTTACTTGGACATAGATCGAGATCTATATCGCCAAGCTCGATACGTTCCTTATTGAGGTAGCGCCAGAAGGGAAGGTTCCACTCTATCGGATCAAGCTGGGTAACTCCAAGGAGATAATGGTTTAGACCTGAACAGCTTGAACCACGACCGGCGCCAACCATAGAACCACATTCCCAGAAGAGATTAATATAATGCTGAAGCGTAACAGGATATGCAAACATATTTGTCTCTAGCTTTTCACTAATCGTTCTTTTAATATCTGCTTCTTCTTCAAGTCTTGAAAGATAAGTGTCATTGCATTTACCAATTTCTTCCAGTTTGCTATAACAAGCATTTACCCAATATCTCTCAACATCATTATCCGATGCAAACATGCTTTGTAATACTGGATATCTATCATCTTGAAACCATTCTTTTGCGTAGTTTTCAACTTCGACTTTAGGAATTCTTTGTTTATGTCGAATACTATAATTTTCAATTTTATCATAGATAGATAAACTATTTTCAAATAATTTACTAATATAGTTATCATCATTGAAAGATTTTCGTAAGTTTTCAAAAATCTCTTCTTCAGTTTGAAGATAAGAATACTCATAGAAACTATCTACTTCTCTTTCGCCGCCTTTTGAATTAAGATACGCTTTATGCACATATCTATCTTCTTTTGAGAGATAGTGTGCGTCACTACCGATGACCATAGGAATCTGCATTGCGTCAGAGATTTGACGCAACTTTTTATTAACTACTATCTGGTCTTTTGAAGCGGCGGGTGCGCATTCTAAATAAAAGTCGTCTCCAAAAAGATTCTTACACCAAGAGATAAAATCAATTATATGATTATATTCTCGTTGTCTTGTATCCATATCAAACATAGCTTCTGCATTTACCATATTTGCGACTGCTGTTGACAGCTCTCCTCCAAGACATGCAGTTGTTGCTATAAGCGAATTTGGATATTTACTTATAATCTCTTCAAGATCTGATTTAAGAGTTACTACTCTTTCCATACCACGATCCCAATAGCTATTAAGCCAAGCGCGCGATGATAACTCTCTCAATGCGCGCCATCCAGTGGCATTTTTCGCCAATAAGATAAAATGGTAATACTTTTGACTCATATCTCTTGTATCACAGAGATATATTTCATTACCAAGAGCAACTTTGAAATCAGGATGCTCTTCTCTTATCTTTTCGCCATAAAAACTCGCGGCGGGCAGGTTACTTAAACATTCGTGATCACTAATACTTATACCTACAAGCCCAATCTTCACAGCCTTATCAATTAAATCTTCTACGCGGTTAATACTATCAAGCAACCTTGTGTTTGAAGTATCTGTATGCGTGTGTATTTCAAATCGAAGCATCTTTTACTCCTCTCTGTTTGTTTTCATATATATAATAATTATAATTTATTTTTTATAAAAAATCAAGCCGTATTACCTGATACGGCTTTTATCATTTATTTAGTAAGATACTTCGGAAACCTTTTTATAAAATAAGGATTAAATTCATCGTTTTGAACATAATAAATCATAGAGCTTCTTTCGTCATTCTTGACAATTTGTTCAATGCGTCTTATATTAATATCGTCACGAGTAGTTAATTCAATAACATATTTGTTCCTCCAAATATGAATTGGTAAATTATACTCTCGAGGATAAACAGCAATTGTTTCAAGACAAGGGCGAGTATAAGCAGCCTTAACGAAAAACCCTCTTTGCGCCATTTGCTTTTCAATGACATAACATTTATTTATCCCTAAAGACATAAGTTGTGTTAATCTATCTTGCTTAAAATGTTCTGCGATACATTCATCTAAATATTTAAAAGTTTCTTTTATTGCTTGTTCATATTTTTCTTGCATAACTACCTCATTTCCGCACAATCACGCACTTCTCAGCTGCACGAGTCACAGCTGTATAAAGCCAGCGCTGATGCTCTTCTTTCCCGAACGGAAAGTTTTCTTCAAATATCAACACCTTGTCGAACTGTGAACCTTGAGCCTTATGTGTTGTAATGGCATAGCCATAAGTAAACTCCTTAGGAACCATCCAAGAGAGATTGTCACTCTTCATAAGGCGCCATTCGACTTTCTGATCAAGACTCTTCTTACCTTCGAGTATGAGCTTCTTATCCATCATCAAATCAGAGAAGCGCGAACCTGTCTCTGTAATAATATCTGTATTGACTACTCCAAAACTACCACCACCATTGATAAAGCGCGGATAAGATAGAGTGCGCGAATAGTTATTTGATAGAGTGCCAATAGTGCCATTGATTAATGGGTTTCCATCGCTATCAAGCGTTTCCCAATAGTTGCGCAGACAGATTACCTTATCGCCTTCTTGAGGCTCTCCTTCGCGCCCAAGGAGTTCGCGCATATGATTATTAATCCCGATACGCGTATCATTCTTTGCGCATAGTATCTGATCTGCCCACATATACATACCTTCTACAAGGTCAGACTTGTCGATGATTTTTACGTCTTTACCATTAAGCAACTCTAAGGGGCGGCCGGCGCGAATATCCATAGAAACTCTTATAATCTCTGACTCTTGAGCCTGACGGTGAATTTCACTTAAGAAAACGTGCGGCTTATCGAGAAGGTGGTTATCATCCTCAGGATTAATAGGTGGAAGCTGAAAAGGGTCGCCGAGGAAAATTACATGAACCTGATGCTTTAAGAGCTGCTTAATCAAGTCTTTTGATACCATCGAACACTCGTCAACTATAACCAGCTTATAAGGCTCGATATCAGGTAATGGAAGTCTAAAGAAAGTTCCATCAGACTTGGGTCTATGCTCATAAAGTAGACGATGAAGGGTGCTTACATTCTTATTACCTTTCTGTTGCAGGACATTACAAGCTTTGCCCGTAAAGCAGGCGTATACAACTTCATCTTCGGGAATCTGAAGTGCAGCTACTAAGAACTTAACTAGGGTTGACTTACCAGATCCAGCATATCCTGAAATAACCGTATACTTTTCTCCTGCCTTATATCGTTGAAGTGCGATTGTAAGCCCAGTCAATTGCTGATCAGTTAACACCATGTATCATTCACCACCTTACTAATTTCTTTTAATCTTTCCCAAAGTTTATCATTTTCTTCGCATAGCTCACAATTTTTATCTGCAAGATCCTCAACTTTACCTTCTGCATAAAAAAGTCTATCTTCAAGATTTTCAATCTCTTCTTCGTATTCTTCTCTTTCAGTGAAGTCAAGATCGCTCATTACGCTGTCAACAGTATCATAAATATCTCTTAACTCAGCTTCGCAAATATTTCTATCAGCAGCGGTCTCAAAGAATTGCGATTCATACTTATAGCATCTTTCGATTAATTGCTTTGTAATTTCTATCATTTGTTTATTAACGGGTAGTATCTTATCTTTCATTTTTCATTCCTCTTTTCTTATTCTTATAATATATTTTAACATAATTTTAATAAAAAATCAATAAAATGACTTTTGAATAGAAAAATTCCAAAAGCCATTTTCATTTTTAATTTACGACCCAGTTCGCTCTG